TATCAAACTTATAGAAATAGCCTGGTGAAGCTCCAGCATCACCATTCCTGGTAAAGTGAACCGACAACTCATCACTCGCACTAAAGGTATTGTTCGATGTTAAATGTACAACTGTTATTTTATTGTAGCCGCTGGCATCCGTAACCGCAGCAGTAATTTTAAATCTTGCGTAAGTTGCTACGTCATTCATATCGGTGATATGAAGATAGCCTTTTATTGTTTCTGTTGAATCTCCCCAAGTTTCCGTATCTGCCTGTGTTGATCCTCCATCGGCATCGGCATCATCAATATAGATTGCCGTTACAGATGCGTATGTTCCATTATTAAATCGTATGTCACCAGCTCCAGGATCGGCATCCGTTGTGCTGGTATCAAATGTATATCTGTATCCTGGGATTGCTCCATCCTCTCCGCTAGGAGTGAAAGAAAGAAAAACCTTGTCATCATCCGCTAAAGTTCCAGCTCCGTCAATAAATGTTAGCGGTATTTTCGTATAACCGCTGGCATCCGTTACTGCTCCATTAACTCGGTATACATTCCATACACCAAGATCCGTTGATTTATGAACACGCAACCTTCCTCGATTAGTGGCATTGCCTGATACATCATCAAAGGATTGCACCCAGGCTGATACATCAGTTTCATTATATTCCAAATCATCAACATACACATTGGTTGCGGATGCTAATGTTGCATTATCAAATCGAATGTATCCTCCCCCTGGATCGGAATCTGTCGTTGTTGTAGAATATTGAAACAAGGCACTATCGCCTCCAGCTGGATTAAAGTCCGATAAAACTGTTAAATCCCCTGAACTGTCAAATCCAACCGCCTTATTTGCTCTGTCAGTAGCCGAAGTTGTAAATTCAGAAGATGTAATTGTATTGGTTCGTGATACCTTGAATGATCTGTCTGTTTGTTCTTGTAAATCTTGTGAAATAATTGTGAGCTTATCCAAGGCATCTTCGTGTGTTTCTGCTGGGAATGGATCATTGGCAACATAATCCGTTCCTTGGGTTTGTGCCGTTGATCTTCGTAGAACTAAAGTAACACCGCTGGCTGGAGCTGTAACCATTGTAACAGTTCCGCCTGATGAAGTTCCAACCCCTGAGATGGAATAATTGGTTGATCCTGTGCCTTCTGCTCTTACTGTTTCCACTCCAGCACTAGATCGTTCAATTACTTGAATATCCGTGGATGTTGGAATATAAAATGTATAGGCGAAGGCAGTCGTTGAGCCGTTTCCGCTATATGAATCTCTTGTCGTGGTAGATGATATTGTCATGTAATCCTATAATGTTTGGGAAATAAAGAAAAATGATCGAAATATTTGGATCAGTTTATCATTATTTCATATATTAATTGTCAAGGTTGTTCAATAAAATTTATTGAAAAAACTTCGGTGGTCGTTCAGGTGTTGTACTCCCTGGTCGCCACCAAAAATCCGTTCCCTGTTGCTTCTTTATTTTCTTAATTTTGCTTCGTTTCTTTGAGTTCCACTTTGGATCAATCATTTCTTGTAATTTATCAAAGATCAATCGTTCAAAAGCCAGCCGTGCATACCATAAGGATTGTCCTGGAGTATGCCGCCTTAAATACTTGGAAATATCAGCTCCGATATTCATTTTTTTATTTGCGGAGAATCCTTCATATACATTATCAAAAACTAATTCCAATGTATCAAGAACCTGACCTGGAGCTGCACCTAGGACACTAACAGCTCCGCTAGCTGCACTATATCTTGAGCCGAAAATAAGATCGCCAAAGTATCCGAGTCCTCCTCCGTGGATCATGGCATTGATCCAGTATTTAGGATTTTTCATTTCTTCTATGCTGCTTATGTCTTTTCCTTTTAAAATTTGTTTTAGCTCATAAGCCAAAGCACCCATTAAGGTTGTTGTAATAACTAACGGCACTAAATATTTTGCCTTGCCGCCAGCCGTACCTCTGTTCAAGCCACGCATGATGTGTAAGTGATGAAACACCATGGGAAACATTTTAAACTGCATGATGGCTCTAACCAATTCTCCAGTCCGTGTTCCTGGCTGTGTTTTACCCAGTCCAATAATCAGTCCTGATGTTGCCGCCTTTGCATTCACAGTTGGAACGGCATGCTCGATAAAATCATTTCTTGCGTGCATGAGTTTCTTGGCAAGCTCCTCGGCTGCATCCTTTGTCAAGTCGGATCGGTTCAGTATTAAGGTTGGATTTAAAAATTCTGATCCTGGTCTTGGTTTCCATGTTTCCGTTTCTTTTATTATTTTCCAGGACTCCGCACCGATGCCAAACATTTCCAAATACTCCTGAAATTTTACTGGCAGCTTTTTAAAATCTTTTGGCAATATTGCCAGTTGAGCCATAAACTCCATGCCAGCTGCATTTCTGCCGCCTTGTGTTTGCCAGTTCAGTGCTGATACTTTCAAGAGTGTATCCGTTACTCTCCGCATCACTTCATGCTGCTCGGTCATCTCCGCTGTAAATCTTGCGGAGGCGGATGCCACATCCAAATAGGATTCTGCCACGACAGAGCTGTTGGCAGCTATTCTTCTCAGCTCGCTTTTTGGCAAGGTTAAAATTTGCCTCAAGTGAGCCATCATGAATTGTGTTTGCGGCAGTCCAGCAAATAGAGCTGTGTGCCGTGCAAAGTTAAAGTCGCCTAATGCCAGGACTGGAGCTGAAAGCAGCTTGGAGGAAGTTTGTAATCCTCTTATGCTTGCCATTGTCATCGCAATATTTTTATTGACTGGTGCGTGGGTTGATCCCTTGAGATACATGTACATCCCCTCCGCATCATCAATGTGCGTATTCATTCTCGCTTGTAATTTTTTAAATTCTTTTGCCGATAATTTTGTTGCCTGAAGATCAACTTGTTTTCTTACATATGATGCCATCCATCTCATGTGATGATCAGGATTTGGAGTTAAACGATCCATTAATCCAATATCCCTGGTCATGGTTTCAAAATGTCCAGTCATAATGTCAAAGACAGAGCTGTTGCCGCCAAATCGTTCATTGTGTTTCAGCCAGGCATCAGCATTCTTATAGATAAAGAAACGATGATCCAGCCGCTTGTTGTACATCGCCTGACCAAAACCTTGATGATAGGTGTTTTTATGCGATCCCTGGAATACGATATTATTGTATGCCTTGGACATGGCTAATTCAAAAGTTTCCTTGATAAAGGGTTTGCCAGTTGTATAATCAATCATGCTCCCCAGGTCGAGAACATCGGATGTAAAGTCATCCATGTTGACATAAAAATCTCTCCAGGTCTTGTAGTCCACAGCTGCCACAGCTGTTTGTTCATGATGCTGCGGAATGTAATTTCCTTTGATTTTTGGAATAGCCATTCCTCTTTCGTTGCCTAATTTTCGCATCAGCTCATTGGCTCTGATCCAGGCGGTTGCCATTTCCATTGAAAACTTATTACCACTTGATCCTGGCTCAATAATCTCCCTTAACATGGAATGCTGTCCAGCCTTGTTTCTTATGCCGCCAGTAATAGTCTGATGATATTCAATTAATACTTTTCCAAATTCCCCAAAATGCTCATCCTGGATGATACCCCTGAAAAATTTAATGGCATCCTCGGCACTATGTATCCGCTGTAGTCCTTCCAGCACTTCCAAACCCCCAACCACTCTTTCCAAAACTTCTCCAGGGTTCATGCCTGATGTTTCAATAAGATATTTAAACTTCGCTTGTTCTTTTGCGGTTTTAACAGCCAAATCAATTTTTCTTCCTTTATTATATTTTAATATATCAAAGGCATCCAAACCAGCTTGCCGTGCCGCTGTTTCCTCGGACATGCCGAGATCCATGTATTTCTTTTTTTGAATATCAAAATCGCTGAACATATCCGCTTGCTTTTGTGCTGGGATAATGCCTTGCTCAACTCCTGATGTAATACAATCCTTTAGGCTCATTTTATTCCTGGACAGTCTTTTAAGAATTTAATGATCTTGCCATCTTCCTCAACATCATCAATCACTTGTTTTAATGTTTTTGTTTCCACAATTTCCTCTCCTGTTGCAGCTACCCTGACAGTTGCTATTTCAGCCGTCAGATCCATCTGCTTTCTTCCCTCCACATCAAACAATCCTTCATCGACTGCCTTTTGTTCAGGTAATCCCTTTTGTTTAAGTTGTATATCACTCCACACATCATCAAAAAGTTTCTTTTCCTGTGCTACTAATTTTTTTAGTTCTATTTCCTGTTTCGGAGTTAAATGATTATGTTTTATTTTATTGTATGAAGAGCCTGGCAAATCTCTTAATCGATCATAAATTGTCAGCAGATCCTTGTGATGCACTTGCAATTCAAATGCCAAGCCATCTTCCGTTACCAGCTGGTAATGGGTGGCTCTGTATCCGCTTTCTTTTGGTTTTATAAAATAATCCTTTTTTAGAACGATTCTAAAATTATTCCGCAGCCATCCTTCAATAACCAGTCCATCAACAACTTCCTCTAAATCCTCAAGAACAATCCTACCTCTAGCTAGATCGCCAATAAATCGTATGTCATAGTCCTTGCCAAAGTCTTTTTGCCTGGCTTTCAGCTTTTTCAGCAGCTCTGATTTTTTCTTAATATCGACTACAACCTTGGCTTTTTTGAATTTAATCGCTATATTAGTAAGGGAGGCTTCAATATTAGGTTTGTGCTTGTTAGCCAGTTTATATAAGTTATCGACACTATCTGATATTTGTAGTATCGTATGATTTATGCCTGAAATTGTTTTAACTTCGCCAACTAAATTATCTTCGAGTATTCGAGATGCCGATGGTATTCCTTTAGCTTTAGCCAAGACAGATGATGGCGGCTCGGCTGTTGTTGTTTGGAAAAATTCTTCCTGGGTTCTCTCTAAAGGCTTTACTGTATCTGATGTAATGCGCTCTCCTGAAGCAGCTCCAGGTTTTATTTCTTCTATATCTGTCTGATATTTTCCTGGAAATCCTCGTTCCTTATATAACCTATTTAATTCTTCTATAATTTTTGTTTGTTCTTTTCCTTTTGTTATTTCTGCTTGTGCCTCAAGTTCTTTTATCTTTTCTTGTCGTTTTAAAGCTGTAGGAATATCTAATAGTTCTTCATCTATATAAGCAATTTCGCCTTCAATTTGTTTTTGTTGTGTTTTAAATTTTTTTAATTCTTTTTTTGCCTGATTAATTTCTTTTTCTAATTTTGGTTTAGAAAGTTTTTTTGCCTCCTCCATAAAAGAACCTTGATAAGATTTAATTTTTTTAATAACTGTCTTAATACCTTTTTTTTGATCTAAAATAAGTTGGTATCCTTGTATTTTTGATTCCAATAAACTTATTTCTGCTCTTATGTCAGATAATGCACCACCTTCTTCTACTTCTACTTTTAATTCTGCTTTGACTTCCTCTAAAGTATCATCCGCTATCTTAATCGGCTTTGATCCATGAGGATCATCATGTGCCTCTAGCTTTTCGGTAATTACGCTTTCTTTAGGTTTTTGTCGAGTTGGACTTTCCGATTGCGTAGCAAGGATAGTGCGTTCTGCTCCACTTGCATCAATCCCCTTGTGATCGCCTCGTTTAACTCCTTCGATGACAGCTTGCGTAAAAGACTTAATTGCTTCGGACTTGCGACCATCCTTCCAAAGTCTTGCTGCGGCTGTAAGCTCGTCTGAGATTTGACCTTTTCGGTTGGCGAGGATTTCGATTTTTTGTATTGCAACTGCATTATGTTCTGCCTTTTCTATATTATAATCAGTATCTAGTTTATTCCTAGAACTTTTTGTAATGGTTTCATCATTGTCTACTAAAGCCTTAAATATTCCTTTTTCTTTTTTTAAATTCTTGATAACCGCAGATAAAACTTTTGATCGTTCCACAATCAAGTATTCGGTCATCATGCTTTCTCCGAACATATCCATCGTCTTGTTCTGAACTGTTCCAATGCTTTGAGCATCCCTAATCATGGCTCTTGCCTCCAGCTTGCTTGCTGGATTGCCTTGTACCAATAATTTTAGAGCTGCTATGCTTTCACTTGGATCTTTAATTATGTGTCCAGCTTCCGCCGCAATAACATCCTTGATATTTCCTTTAAGCCAATACTGGAAACCTTCATCTCCGAGCTTGTACAATCCCATTGCACGATCCCAAATTGCCTGGCTAGGCTTGATCCTTCCCTCCAACCTGGCAGCTGTCAGGGTTTCTCCGAGCTTAAATAAAATCCTGGCAACATCGGCTGATCGTGCCGTGCCTGTTACAATGTTGAGAGTCATTGCCTCAACCATCGTATCCGAGGATGTCCAGCCGTCTTTTTCTCGCCTTATTGTTGCCGTTAAATAAACATCTTGCTTTGGATCTTTTTTCTTAATTCTTTTTGCCAGTCCTAGCCTCTGGTGTCCGTCAGCAACAAAATATTTTCCATCAGCTCGCTGCCATACCATGATAGATCCAGCAGCCTCTTGATCCCATTTTTTCACTCCTATGAGCTTTTCCTGGATACCCATGCTGTCGCCACCAGTCTTAAACTGGAAAGTTTTGGCATCAAACTCAATTTCATCAGGTTTCAGCCTGACATCCATCATAATCGGTCTTGACTCATCAATGTCAAGTGCCGCTGTGGGAGATTCTGATATTTTTATTTCTTCATTTTTTATAATTGATTCTGTTGCTCCATTAACTCTTTCATTATGTTCCGCCTGACCAGCCGTGTTTTTTTCCAGCGGATTATCAATGTCATCCAGGATCTTATTCTCTAAATCCTGTAAAGCATTCTTATACGGAGGATGCAGTTTAATTGCATCAGGCAAGGAATTGAACAGCGCAACCATTTCAGTTGGCGGCAATGCGTTAATTCGATCCTTGATGTATTCAAAAAGTAGTTCAGGATCAGGATTTTTTTTAGATAATTTATCAAATTCCCTACCAATAATCTTATTGCGTATCTTTGGATTTGTTTTGGCTAATGCCAATTCTGCGGATCTTGCAAGAGCAGCCGTACTTTTTGCTCCAGCTGTTAATCCGCCAGCGAATATGCCACTTGCCAACGATACAGTTCCAATAATTTTAGCCGCATCTCCCCAGGTATAATCCTGTCCTAATTTTTGTCGGTATGGAACGACATTGGCTTGTATAATGGTTTCCGCACCAGCTCCGATGATTGCCTCAATAGCCGCTGTCCGCAAGGTTGCATAAACAATACCGCCTTGCCAGCCATACATTAAACTTAATGGCAAACTTGCAAGAATAACTGGATCTTGAAAGCCAGCCTTTCCTGTTCCAACCAGCATGCCTCCCCACTTATCCCAAGTGCCATCGGCATACATCATGGCAAGTCCTAAATCTTTTTCACTTTTAGCGGCTCTCTTTTGCCGTAAAGAAAAGAAATGATCGTATCCCTTGAAATCCGCAACTATATGACTTGGCGCATCCTTCTTTGTTTTTTTAATGAATTTTTCCAGGTATGCTATTTTCTTCTTATAGGAAGCTGGAGTTAATAGTGAAGGATCAACTTCAGGAATATAGTCATTAAAGTGCGGCATTTGTACACCAAACTTGTCAAACATTTCTTGCTGAACAAGCTCCCAATCATCAATTAATCCATTCCAGGAAGATATGGAACGACCATAGTTATATAAATCTCCATGTGCGGCATCCATAACCTGGCTAAATGTTTTGGGTGTTGTAATCATCCCCATTCCATTGCCTCTGTACCTCTTGTCTGTTCTGTCCGTAAAGAAACTTTTTGTCGGTTCAGGCTTGCTTGCATCAATAAAGGTATTTTTTATTTCCGATGTTTTCAGCGGCACAGTTATGTCAAGACCTTTTGGCTCTACTTTTTTCTGTAATTGTTCCGCTATCTCCTTTTGTTCAGCTGGATCAGGAGTGATAAAATCCACCAGCTGATCCTTTTTTTCCTTGAGTCTTTTTCCTGTATTGGATAAAAATTCTTCAAATTTATTTACCCCTGTTTGCATCCAATCTTCAGATTTTTTTTTTAGATAGTCCGCCTCCGTATTTCTCCTGGTTGAAAAATCATCCTTAAAATCTCGCAATTCCGCCTCAACCAAATCCCAGTTGCCATTGACTGCATGTTTGAAAAATGTGGGAGTATTGCTTAAATTACCATATTGAAAACCAACCGATGCGACAACTGTTTGCTGTTCAGAGGATAGACTTTCAAACTCCGTTGAGGGATCAGCATTATTAAACTGGTCGGCAATGTTTTGAGCATAAAAATCCTTGCTCGCTAAATCAACCTCCATTACTTCAGGATCGCTTAATCTTAAATTCTTTGCGACTTCTTCCGCCTCTGCTCCTGAAATGCCAAGATAGGGTGTGAGCTTATCAATGAGGTTGGTGCTTAATCCAATGCTGGCAAGAAAGTTCCTGTCCTTCTCCTTGAGATCAAATCCTGTCGCAATCGTTACCCCTGAATTAAGGCTTGGAACATACCCTTGGTTTGCACCCTTGCCTTCCAAACTTGCAATAAAATCCCAATCTATTTTAAAATCACTCATAGTCCAGCTCCTATCATTACACTATAGGTACTAGTATCTGATTGAATCTGACCTCTTTCATTCACAGGATTTTCTTTCCATGCCTTTATAAGATCAGGCAAGATGCGGTTGATGTTAATAATAATTGGCTCTCGTTTTTTATTTTCCAAATATTCGTGAGCTGGATCTCCTGGAGCATTAAAGGTAACATAATATTCTCCGTAGTCCGTTGTTTCTAAATAAATCTTATCATATCCTTGTGCCTTGAATATTTCTTCCACCAATACTTCCCTTTGTTCTGCACGATCAAAAGGCATGTTGTTGATGTAATACTGATTGTATCCTCCATGAACAGGATCAGCACTCGTAGCATACTTGGCTGTTGCTTTTCGCAGCAAGTCATCCGTCATGTAATTTTCAAATAACAATTCAAGTGATGGTTGTTTATCATCCAGGTGTCCGTTGTGCATTTCCTGGGGAATAATAATAGGCTTGCCATTATAATAGTCAATACCGCCTACTTCTCCGTCATTGGTCAAAACCATTCCAGCCGCCATTTGAATAGCCAGTCTGTAGGTTTCTTGCAAATCTGCATCATCAGGATTGTCAATAGCTTGCTTTCGCAGAATTTCACTATCATTAACAAGGCTTGCAAAAATAAATTTTGATGCCTCGGTTATGTTACGGAATGTTTCATCGGCTGTATCCAATAAATTGCCAGTCATTTCCTCAAAGACATCCTTATATCCGTGAGTAGTTGTTGTTAATTGAAGGCTGGCTATCGTAGCCGCCTTTTCAGGATTACGCATATCCACCCATCCATTAACCAATAATTCAGTAGACGAAGTAGATCCTCCATTATTCAATGACATCAACATTCCCAGGTGTGCCATTGCTGGACTGCTGTTTGACAGCTCCCTGAAGGCAGAGTTAGACCAGATTCCTGAAATCATATTCACATTCCTGGCTAAAGTCATTATTTCTTCCTTGTTGCCGTTTTGGAACATGTCCTTGATCTGCTGCAAGTCAGTTGTCCTGAAGAATTGCGGCTCGTTAAGATTATATTGTGTTGCAAGACCATACGCAAATTGTCCGTATTCTTGTGCCTGTGCCATAAATTTATTTGGATCTTGTTCCATCCAATCAATCGAAGGAGCTGCCAATCCAAAAGCATCCGCAATCTTATAAACATCGCTGTTGATATGCTGCTCCATGAAACTGACGAGCTTTTCAGTATGTTCCTCTAAATTCGCAGTTACACGAACTGTATTGCCATTAATGTTAATAAATCTATTTTCATAATTTTCTGTACCTGAATCAGCAAGCAATATCGCATTAATGCTGTTTGAAAAATCACGCACTTGTTCAAGCGGCAGTAGCCGCAAACTTGTAATGGCAACATGGTTGCTTTTTGCACTTTCTAATTTTTGCAAATGCTGTGCAACTGACATCGCCTCTCCCACCATGCCGTTATCCTCCAAATTTTTCATCAAGGCTATTCCACTATTCATTATTGTGGAATAATGTGCCATGCTGCCAAAGTATTCAGGTTTTGTCGGATCAATAAAATTTGTAACAAGGGAATTGAAATCTGATTTTTGTGTTCTTAATCCTGTTCGTAAGGCATTTGTTTTTCCAGCTATATTGTTCCTGGCAATCGCCTCAAAGTCCTCGATCTTTCCAGTTGTGAGCTTGTCCTTGAAGTATGCTCCCTTCATAAGAAACAAGTATCGTTCAGGCTGCTCTTTTGCCATCCTTTCGCCTTCCACTTCGTACACCTCTTTTTTTAATTTAGCGATGTAGGTGTCAGGAGTTTCCCCTGATGGAAGTAGTTGATTATTAAAAGCCTCATAGACAATGCCGTTATCTCCGAACATCTTGCTCAAAGCCTTGAGTCGTTCCGAATTATTGCCATGATGGAAGTCGAATTTTAAATCCTCAATTTCCTTCTCAAAAATAACGATTGCCTTATTAATATCGGTTTGGCGAATGGATGAAATAACATCCAGGGATGCTGTTGCCATGTAGGTATCCCAGTCCATTGCCGCAACTCCTTGAGCAACCTTGTCATTCAGTAAAATATTTTTTCTTTTAAAAATTCTTTCCAAGGTATCGGAATATGTCTTAAGGGAATTTACTGTGTCAGGATTTCTTTTTGCCAAAATAGCAAACTCATGCTCGATGGGTTTCATTTCATTGATTAAAGTCTTAACCTTATTGCTGCGTTGCAATTTCAGTTGAGCAATGTCCATGTCGGTCTTTAAATCTTCGCTCAGTTTAAAAACCTTGTCCGCATAATTCGTGTTAATTTGCATCTCATTTAATTCAGTTTCCGATGCAATCTTATGCAATGTGCTTTCTAAATCTTTTTGTTGCTTATAGACATCTGTTTGATATTCTTTTTTCTGCTTATACTTTGCAACCTCAAAGCCTTTTTGTCCTCGGTACAGCTGCGAGCCTATTCCCAATACTTGTTCGCCAATCTTGGATGCCGTTTGATACGGCAGCATTGCCGCTGCTGATGGATCAGGAATACCTGAAGTAACCCCAGCTATCTTTGTAACTTGTGTCTTGCTTTTGAATGTAGGAATCTGAACCATTATTTCCAACCTCCGCTTTGAGCCAATAGATTTCTGTTTTGATTACTAAGAATAGTAATGTTTTGGTTAAGATCGCTTGTAAGCGACATTAAGTTTTTAGAATTAATATTCATGGTGTCAACAATCAATTTATTATTAGCCGCACTTGAATTAATAATCGCTTTTGCGTTAGCCGCCTGTGTATTGATTAATGTTGTTGATTGAAGTGCCTGTTGATTGACCATTGCCATTGATCCATACATACCAACCATCGTGCCAGCCGCACTTATCCATGCAGCGGATCGCTGTGATCGTGCCTGGAATAATGCCATCTGACCTTGCATTCGTGCCAGGACAGCCTGTTGCTTGTAATCATAGCTGTCAACCTTGGAGGAATACCTGATATTAGCCTTTTCCATTTCCGCCTCCGCTAAATTGTATTCGAGTATCTCCAGGGGAGTGCCAGCCATCCTAACACCAGCTGCCATATAAGCAGCCTCGGTTGATGCCTGTTGTAGAGCAAAATCCCTGTCAAACCGCTTAACATTAAATTCTCCGAGCTTAGCGGATTGATCCGCCTTGTCATCTAAAATACCAGCATTGCGATCCGCCATTGTGTTTTGGTAATGACCAGCTGCCATTGCAGCCTCTCCACCCATTACACTTGAAGCGACATTTATTCCAGCACCCACCATCATTATTGTTGCTGGATCATAATTTATTCTACTGTTAAATGCCCAAGTTTCTTTAGGTGCAGCTGGATGTCTAATCATTGATCCTCGCAAACCTAATATAATCTTCGTTGTTCTGATATTTTCTCATTAAACCTTCTTCTTCCAAGCCACACCATTTTGCAAACCGATGACCTAAATAAAAATCCTTCTTGACCGCAGTTTGCAGTCGCTTGATATTGTTGTCCTTAATTAATTTCTCCATACCTTTTTTAATCGCCTTTGCCGAAGCAATACGATGCTGCCAAATTAATTCAGAACCCATTACCCATCCTTCAAACACCTGATCCCATATTGGGATCACTCCGCCTGAACAAATAATCTTGTCATCCTTCAAGGCTGTAAATGACATGCCAGGCACTTCCAGTCCATTAAGATTTTCATGAAACTTCTCATCTATTTGAGTCATCGGATCATTCATTAAAGCCTTAACCATCATGCGTGCATGACTTTTTTTAAAATTAATTATTTCTAAATTAACCATCATTCACAGTAATGCGAGGATAGATCGAAATTAAAGTAAAAGGCAAGGGTTGTGTTTGCCTCACATAAATATGACCATCCGTATTAAAATCATCTCGAAACTCCACTTGCTTATCGCCAGTAAACAGCGGAACAGCTGTATCCATTGATGCCGCACTCGACCTGAATGGGATGCGTTCCATATCCGATAAACTTGCACCCACTTCCACACCGACACTTTTATGCAGCCGCAAGGTAATTTCATTAATGCGTTTAGTCCTGGACTGTGATGTGCTGTCATCCCCCTTGCTTTCAATCCGCATGGTTTGCAGTACCGAGTCATAAGGCAGACCGATATGTGCTTTTAATGCAGATCGATCCAATGTTAAAGATCCTCCAGTCATGATAGCTCCGCTTGCAACCGATTTAACTGGATGGGTTGCTCCGTCTGCTAAAATGGTTACACTTTCTCCCTCCAAATGTTCCAATCCAGTAATGGCTGTTGTTGCCGTTCCTGAATAGGTCAGTCCGCTATCCACAAAAAAACCATCTTTTTGATCCGTTCCATAATCAAATAAATTCAAATATTCCACATACCGCCTGGTCGTACTATTGATAGTGCGCTTAACAATCAACCATACTTCATCCTCATCGGAGTCGGTTGGAATGGTTGTTACACTTTCCACTACCGCAATTCCCTCATCGGCTACAGTAAGCCTGGTTGTATCCGAGCTAACAATCGTAATGGGATCTGCACCAGTCTTGGATGTTTCCTTAATCGTAACAACAGCTGCCGATGGATTGGCTACAGTAAAATCTGCGTGTGCATTGATCGCTGTATAAATATTATCAGCAGTTGTATCATTGCTTTCATTTGGTCTAAATCCTAAAGTTTCATCAGGAGCATCACCGCTTGATGCCTCGGATGTAAAAGTAATCGTTGTGCCATTCGATTTTGTAATTTTTAAAGTCGTTCCAGCCGCAATATTGCCATAATCCGATACAGTAATGGTTGCCTCGCCAAAGACACCGCCTAATTTATGACGATGCCATCCGACCACTTCCTCGGATCTTGCATAAGTAAAACCCAATAAATATCCATCAGATCGTACACACCACAATACACTATCAGGCTCTTGCTGGTATGCCATTTCTGTAATACCGCCTTCCGTAACATGCTCCGCCAGTAAAGTCATGTCCTGTGCCTGGTACTGATCAATATTCAAATTATATGATAATTCTCGCAGCTTTCTTTTGGCTCGCTGTAAAAACATTGTAACATTGGCAATCTGCACCGCATCGACATTCGCTGATCCGTGGCTGGATTGTTTTTGAATCTGCACATTTGTTGGAGTAAGCGGTTGCGTTGTGCCTGATGCACTTACCACAAATTCTCCTCCTACTGTTCCAACAATCAAGGATCGTTGTGCTGATAAATTTTGTATTGCATTAACCTTATTGGATGCAATCGTATAAACCATTGCATCGGTATCAGCTACTCCAGTTGTAAAGTTCTCCAATGATCCACTTTTACTAAACCATAATGTCTGTGGATGATTGTTTGATCCAGCAAAAACCAATCGTTGTTCAAAAAATGTTACTGTGCTTGGAAAATAATCAGTAGAAGTATTGAGAATAGGATTAGTTAATTTTGTAACAACATCACTACCACCAGCAGAAAATGAACCATAACCGCTGGTATCTACATCATCTTCATCCGTATCGTTAATTTCAAATCTATAGTCAGGTGTGTCAACAGTACCAGCCGAGCTGTATGCCGTATAGCCTGATGTATTTAAATCCGCACCAACGGCATCTGCCAAGGAAAATGTTGTTGATGATGGAACTGCTTTTACAAACCAGGTTTTTCCATTGAGCTGTGTCATCCCCTTAATTTCGGAAAATGTAACATCATCCCCAATCGCCAAGCCATGAGCTGCTGTCGTTGTAACAACACCTGGATCGGCTTGAGTTACACCAGAAATAGAATAACTATTTAAAACATTGCCTACCTTATAAACATTTCCATTTAATTGAGTCATCCCTCCAATGCTAGTGAAGGTAATAAAATCGCCTTGGGTTAATCCGTGTTTCGTGGAAGTTGTAACCACTCCAGGATCAGCCTGGGTAATCGCACTTACTGTCTTATCTTCCGATGTTGTTAGTGTTGGTGTCGTTATTGTCCAGGATGTATGTCCTGTTCTTGATAATTTTCTGATCGCATAACTTGGATGAACCAAATACATAACATCCGCTGACTGTGCAAACTTAACTGATGATATGTCTGCTGTCGCATACGGACTGGTAATCTGATAAATCTTGTTCGCTACACCGCCTGATGTATAGGTTTGATAGTCCGAGCTATTAACATTGTTTCCATCCACATCTTGCAGTTCAAAAGTATGGGTTGTTTTATTGGCAACCTTAAATGTTCTTCCATTCACTTGAACCATTCCAGCTACACTAGAAATAATGACAAAATCGCCATCAGAATATCCATGCGAGGATGATGTAACAACAGCTGGATTTGCTTTTGTAGCAGCTGTAATTGTTTTATCGCCTTCGGTTATAATCCCCTTGTCCTTAAAAAATCGAATATAGGCATTTCCCAGCTCCAAGATATAGGTTTGTGTTGTTGAAAACTCAAAAGGAATTAACCTGGTTTGAGCTGAACTCGTTTTAACTTCATGCACAAACTTCGTGCCTGGTCGCCTGGTTGCCGCACCATGAGGATGAACAACCATGTTCTCCAATGTTTTGACTCCATTAAAATACTTGGCTAAATCCGTTCTTCCATCCAAACGAGGAGAAAGCTCCCCAGCTGTAAAATTACTGAAGGCAATTGTTTGCCGAGCCATTAATACCTCGCATTAATGAAGGTGCTTGCATCCAAAACTTCCGCTGTACCCTCACTTGCATCCACATGTCTTGCCTCTCGCAATTTTTCCTTAAACTGTTCATTCATTTGCGTTGCAAGGGAAGTTGATGAAGTAATGGCATAACATAATTCTGCCGCTAACCTGGCTGCAATCGTTTCCTGGAGTAAAGTATCGTATTCATTCACATCTGTTATTTTCGCAATATAAAGCAAAAAGATGGTCGCCTCATCGGTTATGACTTTTCTTCCTTCAACCTTGAATTTCTGTCCGCCATCCAGGTCGGAGGAACTTCCGTCATGATGTCCGCCAATCTTTAATATTCGCAAGCAGTCCGCTGGCAAAGTATATTGCTTGGCATATTCATGGGTGGGAGTATCCGTGTCCTGTGCAAGTTCCACTCGCTTGATCAAACAGTTCCAGGCATGGGAACGAAAAATTGCATCCCTGATCGGTGTGTACCTTTGGTTGAGCAATCTTGCATTTTTTGAATCTTCCGTAATGTCTGTAATGTTATTTGCTCCCAGCATGTTTAATGCCGAGTTGCATATCTCTACTTTTGATGCCATGATTTCCTTGAAAAATTTTAATTAAAAATAAGAGGCGGACAAGCCGCCTCTTAATAGATTTTTAGTCAACAATATAGACGATCCAACCAATTAGGTCATCACCATCCGCTATTGCTGTGGTTGATGTAGCACGAAGAACAACTCCGTCTTTACTTTCAAAGACATGAGTTCCACCAGTTGCTTTTGTAGCAGCCAAGCCACCTTCCATATCGAAGTAGCCAACTGTGTCAACATCTTCCCCGTCAACCAATCCGTCAGCATCAGCCGCAGTAGTGCTTCCATCTTGATCTGTGTACGCATCCCATCCAAGATCCAATGTCGCTGAACTTGTTGTCCAGTTCACATAAGCTCTTGATAATGCCAATAATACTCTCACTCTACCAGCTGGTAGTTCGCCAAGAGCAACTGAAGAACTTGCATCCCCAGCACCATCCTGGTCGTGAGTGAAAAACATGATTCTTAATTTACCATGTTCTTCGGTAGTCTTATTATTGGTAACAGGAGTAGCGGTACGATTAGTATACTCGGTTGATTTTTGAGTTGTAACAGCCATTTAATCCCTCCTATTATTCATCACACGGAATTTGAACTACTTTTTCTTCTTCCATACGAGTAGCACCGATACTCATGCAGTAGTAAACTTGAGTGCTGTACGATTTGTCAGCTCTCTCATCTATTCTTGCAGTTATATCTTTACCTACAGCCAATTTGACTGCATCCTCGGTGAAAGCAAAAACTAGCCTGTCATCCGTGTAGGTTGCATCGAAGTCAAGTCTGTTTGACATAATAAATTCAAAGCCTAGGAAGGAATTAACTTGACCCATTGCTAGAGCTTTTACAGTATTATAATCGCTATTCTTAACTTCCGTAGTGTTTAACAAATCACTTATTTGAGTTGCTCCACAAACTACATATCGTTTCAGTGATGGATCTACATCTTTGAGATCCAATTTCTTCTTCGCATCCAAAAGTTTTGCGATTGTTAATCCATCAGATTGTGATGAAGTTGCAAACTTCTGAGTGCTGGGTAGTGCGGTGGAAGTTCCACCAGTTTCGCCTGTGTATGCAGTACCCCCAAGAGCATCAATGATGACATCATCCATACTTCTTCCCATTGCAGCAGCCGCAGCTTTTGCATAAGAAGATGTTGGATCTGCCAAAGTTCTTACCTTGTCCTGGTCATCGATTAAATCCGCCCACTCGTAATCGGCAAGACTAACTCGCCTACGAGAGTGAGGAGTATCGATCTGTGGTGTATCTGCATGCCTGGAACTTCTTACTTGAGCAGCGGTTACACCGACTTGATCAAAATAAGCATTCTTTCCAGTTATTGTTTCTACATCCACAGCTGCACGCAAACGGCTACCCATTTGTTGTGCTAGCATTTGCACATTAGCAGAATACTGCTGTACAAATGCCGTAGTAATTTCACTAGACATTATTGTCCTCCTTTAAGTCAATTACTGTTAATGTACGATGAGTTGTCTACAGATGTAGTTTCTTCTTCATTTAGCGGCTGATAGCCGATCTACTGTTCAGATTGTCAAACTGGATGCTTACACACTACCCAGTTGAAACTCCAAGTTGCATATTGCGTAATTTCAAAACTTCGTCAACAACATTTTTATGTTCAGGATGATTTTTATGCCAGTAAGGGGAATCCTTATCTCCCATAATTTTTTGGATTTCTCGATCCGCCTCATTCGGTGTCAACGTACCAGCTTCTTCCTGACCAGCTCCCATGCTGTCCTCGCTAAAGTTTTCCGCCATGCTTACAAGTGATTTAACAAACCCTGGATGATTTCCAAGTGGTGTGCCATCCTTCAGCATGACATCCGCCAAATCATTTGCAAAATGATTTTTAAAAACAGAATTAGCCTGGTTCATTTTCTTATCGTAGGCTAAACCCCATTCCTTTCGCAATGTTGTTTCATTTTCAACTTTATTTAATTCCAAATCCTTTTTTGCCGTATCCATTACACCCTGTTCCAGCTGCGAGTAATAATTCAATACTCCTTGCACCTGGCTTGGCAACAGATTCAACTTATGTGCCTCGGCAATAAAGTGCTTGACTGGTGTTTCACTAGCTCCCTCTTGCAGACTATATTTCACATCATACTTATCAGGGGAAGCTGGAACTCCCAGCTTTGTATAAACATCCTTCCAGTCATCATCGGTTGCATGTTTGCCTGGTATGGCAATCTTGTCCGCACCAACCATTCGCTGTGCCGACACATATCCCTTTGCCAGTTGACCGACATCCTGGATATTTTGCAAGGATGACTCATTCTTGACATCTTCAGGCAAGGTATCTAAAAAATTCGGTTGTTCGCTTGTTGGTTCAGATTGCGGTTCTACCGCAGTTGTCTGTTCTTCAGCCATTTTATTTTTTCTCCTTTGGTATTGGTTTCAGCATTGACTTAATAAAAAGCAATACTGCTCGCTGTCCTTCCAGGAATGCCATCTCATAGGCATCCTTGGAAAAAGTTGATACATGATAGGCACACCTATTCTCTAAATCCACCATCACTTCCTGTCCTTCCTTTGAACTAAAAAGAACCTGGTATCTCATTCTTGCTTGTTTTAAAATTTCCTCTTGACTAGGCATTATTGACTTCCCTCAATAGCGGAGCTGCTTTTCCACCAGCTTCAGCCATTTGGGATGCCTGATCCAATTCTGCCTGTTGCTGTGCAGCTTGAGCTTGTTGTTCCCTGATCTCTGCAACCTCTTGATCAGATCGTAAAATTTTTCTTGGAACACCTAGCACATCCGTGATGTGTTTGACAAGTTTGTCGGAGTCCAAATAATCCATCACAGGCATCATTTGTGCGAGTGGCGTGATAATTTCCAAGGCTCTCAATATTGCCTGAACATCTCCAGTCCGCTGCGATCTAGCCAATGGGGAAACATATTCTATATCTACTGTGTTACCTTGTAGGGTAACTGGTGGAGTTGGCAGTATTTCTTTCCGCAGCAATATATTAAAACATCTTGTTATTAATGGTTGCAGCATTTCCGCCTGGAGTCTACCCAGGACTGGTGCGAGCAACCGCATTTTTTCCTCGTTCCGCTGCATAACCTCGGTGGCTGTCATCCTGACATCTTGCGACATCAACAGCTGATCCACAAAGTAGGCTTGCCTGATTGCTGCTCTCCTTTGCTCCTCCAGGTTAATTCCTACTGGAGTATTAGCACCAATGTTAAGCGGTTCAATTCGATCCCTTGTTCCTGACCGATAATAATTCAATCCTCCTGGCTGTGTCCTGACTGGCAGAATAAAACTGTCATCAGGTACGAGCAATGGCGGATCGACCATTTTTTGTGCCGCCTTGATTGTTGTTTCCGACATCTTGTTAACCATCTTAATGTCTGGGAGTGCGGTCATGCTTGGAGATCTTCCATACTGTTCCGAGCTGGATTTCAGCCACCTGGGAACGACAAACGGAAACTCGTTAAATCCTGAAACTGAAATAATCTTCTTGTCCTCGTTGTCGTAATAAATGGAAGTAAACGGCATGGCTGTATTTTCCATGCGATACGGATTTTGCTTGTCATTCGGCTTAACACAATGATAGAGAGTTACCTCGTCATACGGATTGTCCTCTGCAATTTTTATAATTCTTTTCGACAGCTGATCGCCAAACCGCTGAAAAGCGGCTCTAGCAGTCATCTTAAATTCCCTGTGAACTGTATCGACTACCCCCTTATCACTCTCCGAAATATAAATTTCCTTGATGTGCCTGGTGGAGAACCGCAAAAATTTAGCATCATCCTCCTCGACCATCATACAAGCTGTTCCAAAAATAATCAGATCAGTATACAGTTCATGAATTTCTTGTTGGAAATTGGAACGATCCAAAGCAATGTACATTGTTTGCGTACAGGCTTCTAGCCATTCTCTGCTTTCTTCATCCATTGCCAAGCTTTCATTCTTGAACCGCATACTGAACCATGGTGTTGCTGCATTGGTAAGCATTCCATGTAGGGAGGAAGATAGTAACTCTGCTGCGTGTAAAGCCGTTCCGTCAAAAATAAATGTTGTTCGTTTGTCGCCAGCTGACCTGGACTTTGTTACATCGGCTCGCCTTGGCAGACAATAGTCCGCAATCTCTTGCCAATGGTTTTCCCAGTTAGCTCTCTTGGATTTCAGCTTGCTAAACTGATCTGATAATTGTTTTGCATCTTTCATATTATTTTTTCCCTTTAGGCTTCCAACCCATTTTTTTCATTGATCCGTAAACATATTTGTCGGCTCTACCGCCTGAATATCCTTTTTTCTTCGCTTGCGCCTTTAGTTTTGTTTCAACTTTTTTTGGCACTATTTTTTTCTGTTTTCTTTTTTTTAACAGAAACCTTATGCTCTTTCATAGCCTTTTTATAAGCTGCTCCTGTTTTTCCTTTATAATGTTTTGGCATTATTCTCCTAATGTTTTTTTCTTATGTCCTGTTAATCCCAACACTCCCATAACATTTCTCGTACTGGTAAATTTCTTGCCAGCCTGTTTTGCCTTAAATTGTTGTGTGTAATCCTTATAGGCAGCTCCTGGCTGCAATAGATCCGCAGATGATTTCGCCATTCCCAGTTTCGCAACTGTACTTAATGGAGCTGGTGTCATAAGTCCTATCACACCCTGA